ATTCCGATTGGTTCTGGATTTTGGCAGGTGTTGTCATAAGTGCAGAAGCCGTATTGGAAATCTTACAAACAAAAAGAAAAGGTGAATGAAAATGAATGATGAAATAATGAATGAGATAAAGAAAGCCGCCGAACTACTCGGCATGAGTGAAGAGGAGGCGTTGGCTAAGTTCAACGATATCTGCGCTCAGAACAATTTGAATGCTACAGAGGAACCTCTGTTGGCAAAGGGTCTGTGGAGACAATACTTTAGCAGTGCTAGACTAGCACAGCAAAGGCCAGCATCATCAGCAGGTGACAATGACTTGTTGAAGACTGCGTTTGGTTTCTTCATATCCGTTGACGAAGCAAGGGACATGATGGCAATCCAGAGGGATAGGATAGTAGCAGACTACCACAGGGATGCAGACACTACGTTTGACTTGGGTAAGGTTGCTATCTTCACACCCATGAATGATGGTAAGTACGATGGTACTATGGTTAAGGATGGAGAGGTTGTGAACCGCGTATTCCCCAAACTACCTGAGAACAACGTTGAGTTGGACAGTGGTGAGTTCCTAGTCCCTCTTGATGCTACTGAGAAGTATGGCACGTATGTCAACAAGAACTACGGCAAGCCACTACCAAAGTCAGAGTTCAGGAGAGGAGGAGTGTTCATTGGAGAGGTTGCTGGTAATCTAGGCAAATACTTCTTCAATTACAAGGGACCACACTCAGTCAACTTCAACCCGAAGACGTTTGAGTTCGTGCAGTTCACATGTATCGTCAACTCAAGCAAGGCAGAGAGGATACACGGTGTCACGGACACAACTGCTTCTTCGCTGGTCTACAACACGGACCTACCTGATGCAATGGATGTATCTGACATATCGATACAGGACTCCCTCATGGAGCAGTCAGAAGGCAACTTCAGCCCACTGATTGACTTGGAGAGGTTCCACAGTACAGTTAGTCAGAAGGAATACAACGACAGATTCGTTTTCACTGATGGTAGTGTTACGAGCATCAACATGACTCCTACCAAGAACGGTAATAGGATTCTAACGCTTGATGACCTGAACACAGACTTCGACTTTGACAGCGATGGATGGAGCGGGACCACATGTTGGATACCACCACACATGGATATCGACTTCGGTATCGGTTCAAACGTGGTTGTAGTGGGTAGAACCTCACAGTCAACAGACATGGAGGGCAACCTACAGAACGTAACGATAAACGTGACAGGACTTCATGTTCTCAAGTCAAGAGGCGGTAGCCCTGACGCTATTGAGTTCAACGAGGAAGAAGAAACGGATTGGTTTTTCACATGAGCAAGGGATATTACAAGTCGTATCACATCAGCAACTATCGTGATGATGACCATGTGATACATGGGGGTAGTTATGCTATCCCCGCTAGTAACGTAGACTTTGTTACTTGGAAGAAGAACCATGAGACAGGTGAGTTTTGGGTTAAACTACACACCATGTCTGGTAAAGAAGTGAGATTGAAGGTTTCATACGAAGACCTCAACAGGATACTAACAACCTGTGGAAACAGTATGGTACATTATGATGAGAATGGTGATGAGAATGGCATGGAGTACAAGTAAGACCGAAGCAATAACAACGACTGAAAAAGAGAAGGGTTCCTTTGCATTGGGAAGGGAAGCATATCTCGCTAAGAGAAAGGAAGCAGAGGATAGGAACAAGAACTTCCTTTGTGTTGGTATTTGGGGTGAGGCTAAATCAGCCAAGTCCGGAGTAGCGGCAGATATCCTCACGGAAGAGGACATAGCGAATGGTATGCATGTCTTCGTATGGGACTATGACAATAGGTTCATTGACGTAAAGAGGAATCATTACGCCAACATCGAGAACCTCGTTGTGTTCAATCCCATCGAGAGACACCCTGACACACTGGTAGACATCGAAGCCACCAAGCACAATGCACAGATGCATTATGAAGAGGCCATGTCATATCTGAAAGATGGTAAACTGAAAGCAGTGATAGTAGATGGAGCCGACAAGTTCCTGACTGATGTGTGTGAGACATACATGAGAGTCAAGCACAACCTAGATGCTGACACTGTAATCAAGCAGATGCCTTTCGTGTGGGGAGATAGGAACACTCCTTACAAGAACTTCTTACACAAGAAGATACTAGAGATGAACTGTCACAGAATAGTGATAGCACACTCAAAGGAGAAGTATGTGGATTCCAATCCTGTTGGTGTAATTGCCAACTGGCATGACTCCACTGAGGACATCTTCACATCTACGATTCGGATGGAGCGTAAGATAAAGAAGAACGGACCTACCACATATGTTGCATTGATTGAGGCAAGTGCTAGTAGGCCCGAACTGATTGGTACTAGGCATACTGTTCTTACAATCGAGAACGGCAAGGTCGATTGGACTGGTCTTCCCTTCCTCAAGGAAGGGGAACTATGAGAGAGTACACGTATCAGTTCTTACCTGAGAACTACGATAATCCGGAATCCCCGGTTTTGAAGATAACGAAGTCTTCTTTCGGTTCCTATCAGTGGTGTCCAAAGAAGTACGAGTTCAGTTATATCGAGAGGTTGCCTCAAGACCAGACCGAGGCAATGGCAAAGGGAACAATTGTTCACAATGCTAGAGAGGACTTCTTCAATGCCTTCGACATAAAGAAGGCGGAGAACCTCTCCTACTCGGAACTCGTAAACTACAACATGAGCCTACATCCCATAGATGACTACAGTGAGATGTATGAGACAATATCCATCTTTGAGGCCAATAGGTTTCTAGAGTCGAAAGATGAAGGAACGTTGGATAACTTCGTACCTGTTGTCAATGAGATTATGTTTGACGCAGAGATAACTATAGATGCAGACACGACAGACAAGTATCCTCTGTCTAGGGATTACGTGGTTCATCTACAGGGAATAGTGGACCGTATGTTCTACGAAGAGGGGTCTTATATTCCAATGGAATTGAAGACTGGTCTTTGGAAAGACTACAAGAAGACAATGATGAGGAAAGAGATGGCGTTCTATCAGTTGTTGTTTGAGAACTGTCCAAGAGAACTATTGGAAACTCATGGACTAGATGGTAACATACCCATCACACATTGGGGGTGGTTCTATCCTGCATCAAACTACGTGTACGTGGAGCCAGCGAAGAAAGGTAGTTACACATCAGTCATCAAGGGTATCGCACAGATGCTACACTCGTATGAGCAAGGCATCTTCCCTACGAAATACTTCGCAAGAACGTGCGCGAGTTGCAGTTTCTACGGAATCTGTGACGCGGCTAACGAGGAGAGTTGGTTATGAAAATAGAAATAGAAGCAAAGAGATTGAAGAATTACTTAGAAGACGTATACCTAAAGGGTAAGTATTACGATGGTGCATCATCGAAGAACAGCATACTTTCTGATTATGCAATGATGTCAGTTGAGGATACAGGCGAACTGAGGATTGCGAATGCAAGCCCATCTGTCGCTTGTAGAATAGACCATCACTTTACGGATGAGCAGGATGTGAGTCAAGGAGCATGTATCATTGATATCGCTAATGTACTCAAACATCTGAAAGTGTTCAGTGGTGATATGACATTCACCTGCAATGACCACATCGTAATGACTGACAGCACGAAGAAGGCATCCCTGTCAAAGGCACTGACACATCCGCATATGGATATGATAAACAGGATACTGGACTACGACCTTGGCCCGTTATCGAGGTCACAAAGAGCGGGTCAGTTAGGTGTAGTGCAGTTTGGAAAGACGCAGTTCGATAGCATGGTTACTCTTCTTGAGGATGATGCTGTTGATGCGGCAAAGGCATGTGATGTGCTTAACTTGGCTAGATACAAGTTCGACTTCACATCTGGTGATGTGTTGCCAAACTCAAACCCAAGGGATACTAAACTCACGATATCTTCTCAGAAGACCGAGGTTGATAGAGTCGAGGTATCTGTTGACATGGTGAATGCCGATGGTGTTGATTCGACTGTTGAGTTCACCGGACCATTCAGTGGTTTCGTCAGTGGGCTTGTGAGTGTGTTCCTAAAGGATGATAGTCCTGTTATGTTCTACTCACCAAACAGGTTGCTCATCAAAGCACCCTATCTATCGAGGTGATGACATGCAGTGCGTAATTTGTAACATAGAGATAGAAGAGGAGGAGTATGGATGGAAGCATGGTCACAATGCATCTCCTGTAAAAGAGGGAAGATGTTGTAGTCAATGCAATTATGGCGTTGTGCTACCAATGAGAATGAGGATGATAAGAAATGATAATAGACAAAGTGAAGGAAGGAATAGGACTTAGGTGGAGAGACCCCAAGACTCTTGAAAGAGAGAGCAAGGAGGTCTCCTTCCATGAGTTCCCACCACACTTCTTCGTGAAGAAGAAACATGGGTGGACTGAACATGGTGACAGGCTTGAATATCAAGACGGTCAAGAGAAAGTAATGGGGTTCAAGGACAAGTGGGGACACTTCAATTTAGATGTGAAATTCCAAGACGGTGACTACAAGAATCTAGAAGGCGATGAACTAGTCAAGGTTACTTGGAGTCCACCAAGACCATCGTACTCGTATCGTTTGAGAAATCACTTTCGTTATACATACGAAGCAGATGTCTCACACCACTACAGGTACGCTGTTGATTGCATCGATGAGATGCCTGAGTACAAGATGCGTAAGTGGTATTGGGACATGGAATGGATGCAAGGTGGTGAGTATGATGGTGCTATCACCTGTATTGTAGTGTATGACAACTATGATAGAAGATATCGTACTTACTTTTGGCAACCAGAGATGGAGTCATTCTTGGAACAAGGGTATGACGTACCGACTTCTCGTCTGTTCGACTCTGAGGAGAAGATGCTGATATGCTTCCTATCTGATATGATAGATGATGACCCTGACATGCTCATCTCTTGGTTCGGTTGGAAGTTCGATTTGCCGAAGTTAATTGATAGAATGGTACATCATGGGATTGACCCTAAGTTGATGTCACCGTGGAACGAGGTCACTGGTGTCTCTTGGAAGAACAGCAAACCAACCATGGATGAGGGAACAGTAACTTCGTACTCTCCGATAGCACAACCAATCAAGGGTAGGATTTGTGTTCCACTTGACTTGGCGTTTGAGAGACAGTGGAACGATGCACAGAGAGGAACACTAGCATCGATGGCACTTGATTACATTTCCGAAACTGTTCTAGGTCGAAAGAAGTTAGTCAGTGAAAAGTTCCCCGACAAGAACGAGTTCTTTGCTAGAGGATGGCTTGAGGATACACAGAGATATGTTGAGTATGCTAAAGTAGACGTTGAACTATTAGTCCTAATAGATGAAATGCAACACACAACAGAAGCAATCGTATCACTCCAAAGGCTTCTCAAGGCTCCCTTCGATGCTTGTTTCTACGCAAGCAACATGGGTGGAATATACTTCATGCGTAACGCCCCTTGGAAGGCTCCTACGGGCGAGAAAGGACAGCGGGTGTCCTACGACGGCGCGATGGTGTATGACCCTCTCAGCGAGTCCACAAATGGACTCCATTTAGGTGTCGCGGCATTCGACTACGCACAATTGTATCCATCTATGATAATCGCTAGGAATATCAGTTGGGAGACCGTATCGGAAGAACCAACTGCTTTTGCAGTCAATATCAGGACTCCAAAAGATTTCAGCGAAGTAAAGCAATACGATATGAAATATTTCAAAGTGGATGAATTGGGCCTACTACCAAGAGCAGTTCTAGAGTTGAAACAACTCAGGAACGAATACAAATCACTGGCTAGGAATGCCGAGTCTGAAAGTGATTATAACAAGTGGAATAATAACCAACTTGCGGTCAAGAGGCTCATGGCATCATTCTACGGTATCATCGCGTACCAAGGATTCGGATGGGCTAATGTCGAACTTGCCGCTTGCATCACTGCTAGTGCGAGAGAAGCAATACGTCTAGCCGCGTTCAAAGTCAAGGAGATGAATTGATTGAAATGGTTGAAGAAACTTTGGGCTTGGTTGACCTTTGATGAAGGCATGACATGGGAACGGTATCAAAGGAACATGGAAGAAAATAGGAGAGATAGAAAATGAGATGTATAGTATGTCATAGAGAAGGAGGTAATGATGAAGAGGGTGTGATAACCCTACAAAGTACATCTCATGGTTCTGTTTGTCCCAAATGCATAGACCAACTAGTGGGAGATGTGATGAGGATGAGAAGACCGTGGACTAAGAAAGACCTGAAAGCATGGGGATATAGAACAGCATGGGCCTTATATGGAGATGATGAAGAATGAGAAGAGCAAGAAGCGTAGCACACGTAGAATATGAGATATTGGAATGGGTTGGAAGAAGAGCATGGTTAGATGGTCTGATGGCTGAGATGGTTCCGAAAGGAGACAAGGTTGCTGAGAAGAGATTCAGGAAGGGAGCAACCAACATCAGTGGGTATCTACGAAACATGATGGATAGAAGACA